AGCTCAAGTAATTTTTTTTACAAAAATTTTGGGAAAATAAATATGCAAAATGAAGGACGTAACTGGACACCCATTAAAGAAGTAAACTTGATAGACTGTGCAGTGGAATATAAAAAGATGCAAAATCTATACCTAGATGCTGACTTTGATGATAAAATGGATTTAGCTTTATTCTATAAAGGTAAGGCTAAATATTACAAGGACCTTGTTAACGCAGGGATTGAACATACAGTAAACTTTTAATAAGGAGAACTATAAAATGTATAAAGTAGTAGACCACCATACAGACCAAGGGCATAGAGTAGCTCTAATATTCAAACAGGGCAGGAAGTGGACCCACCTTGTTTATTATGACTACCCTATCAGAGTAAGGAAGGTCCTTAATAACGAGGAAAGGTACTGGAAGCACTTAACAAAGTATGATACCTCTAAGGGCATGAAGTACGCAATTAAGAAGGTAAGAGAAATGGCAAGGGAATACTATGGCTTAGAAAGAAACATTCCCAAGTCATTAAAGAAAGTATATAAATTTTAATAGAGGAGTAAACATAATGGCTAATTATAAATATGAAGTATTATTTAATGGTGATATACCAGTCAAAGTAAATACTTTAGAAGAAGCAGAAAAATTAAAAGATTCGATGGAAAAAGCAGGGTATAATGATGTGCGTGTTAAAAGATACTGGCACATGGATGAACTTATAACAGAGGAGCAAGATAAAAAGTTTGCTGTTCAACAAAGAGATAATTTTGTTAATATGATGAAGATAAAGGAGGATAGTAATGGAAAGGAATAGCTTTAAATTTATGAAGGAAGGTTTTGACTGGGAACAAGCACAGTCTAAAGACATGCAAGAGATAGACTATAAAGATAATTCTCATGGTATTGTAGGACAATGGCAAGACTATGATGACAGACATGACTCAGATGAAGAAGAATTAAAACGTGAACAAGAGATAATGAGGAACGATGACTTGCGTGATGAGTATAGAGAGCGAGGATTGGACCCTCGTGACTTTTATTCGGAGGTGGACTAATGCCTAACCCTAATAATAATATGAACATGTATAACCAAGCGTTACAAATCAATAGAGATTTAAAAAAGAGGATTGACAAAGCTAATGAAATAATTGATAATCTACGTGAATGGAAGTATAATGAAACAGATGATTATGAAGATGCTTTTAATAAAATAAAGGAGGCACTAAATGGCTGATATAAATGGAGTAGAAAGAACTTATGCTAACAAAGGTGAGTATGATTGGGAAGGTGGTGAAGTAGATGAGCCACAGTTATATAATTATAAAGTAGATGTTAAGTGGACAGGTACCATAGCTTCATTTAACATAGTGGCTGAGAGCCAACAGGAAGCTGTTCTAGTGGCTAATAAAAAGCTAGACATGGATAGCAATGGGTTAATACATTTTGACGTGGAGAAACAACAATGAAGGCAATGAAAACAACAGTAAAATATACAAAGAAAGATAGAGTAATTATAACTATGGATACGGAACACTATGAAAAACTATGTGATGGTTATAATAAACTTAGACGAGCTTGTAATATGATGATGGAAACAAATGATTTATATCTAAGTGATATGAGAAACCTTGATGATTTACAACATGAGATGCAATTCTTAGGTTTTGTAAGAGGGGACCATTATTGGAGTGATGTTACTGTTCCTACTGGAGATAAATAATGAGATGCAAAGCATGTAACAAACAACTAAACGATAATGAGTCTGTTTATAAAGACAATGAAACAGGCGAGTATTTAGACATGTGTAATAACTGTATTCGTAAGAGTTATGCAAGTTTTGACCTAGATGGCGATGATGATAGAAAATATCTTGAAACTTTGTTTACAAAGTATTAATTGTGTGTTATAATATTATTATAGATATATATAAAGTAGTAAAGGTTAATAAAGGTTAAGTAAAGGATAAATAAAAGATATATTAATAGCCATTATGGTGTCGTGGCTATTGATATTTTTTAAACTGACACCAATGAGGATATAATATGGCAGTAGCAATCGGTGAAGCACTATACCCCGCTCTCTTTGAGCCTAAGGTAGATAAATACACACCAACTCCTGGAGTTTACTCGATAGACTTGAAGGTAACTGACGAGGAAAGGGATAGACTGATAGCATCAGGGTTAAAACCTAAACAAAAAGATGCTAATGTGTTTGTGTTTAAGCGTAAGCCTATCACAGCTAAGGGCAACCACATGCCTGCACCTACAGTAGTAGATGAGAACAAGCATGGTTGGGATAGTGCAATTAAGATTGGCAATGGCTCACAGGTAAAGGTGGCATACGATACCTATGAGCATCAAGCAACAGATAAGTATGGTCTTGGTAAATCATTGTCAGCAGTACAGGTGTTAGAGTTAGTCGAATATTCAGGGGGCGGTAATGCTCTTGATGAGTTTGATGCTGTAACTAAAGAGGATGTTCCATTCTAATAGACATAGTGTTTATGTCATGGCTACTCTGTAATGGGGTAGCCACTTTTAATTTAACTGGGATGAATTATGGAACAGCAACAAGGCACCTTTGTTCAACATGAACCATGTCCATCATGTGGCAGTAAAGATAACCTAGCAAGGTACTCTACTGGTCAAGGATATTGTTTTGGTTGTGGACACTGGGAAGGACCTAACGGTCAGAGTAAAGCTGAACCAATTATAGAGGATAAGAGTATGCAATTATTTACAGGTAACAGTGGTGCCATTGTAGACAGAGGTATCAACGAGGATGTAGTACGAAAGTATGGGGTTACCTTACAGTATGGAGAGGATGGTTTAATCAAGAAACATTGCTATCCATACCATGATGCTGACAATGGTGAGCATCTAGGTAATAAGGTACGCACTGTTGAGTCTAAAGACTTTCTATATGATGGTAACAGTAAGGATGTAGGATTGTTTGGAGAGAACTTGTTCAAGGGTGGTGGTAAGTACATCACAGTCTGCGAGGGCGAGCTTGATGCAATGAGTGTTCACCAAATGTTCGGTAACAAGTACGCATCAGTCAGTCTACGTACTGGCTCTAAGGGTGCGAAGAATGACATCAAGCGTAGCCTTGAGTACCTAGAGTCCTTTGACTCAGTGGTCCTGTGTTTTGACAATGACAAGGCAGGCAAGGAAGCAGTCAAGAGTGTAGTAGATTTGTTCTCACCTAACAAAGTTAAGGTATGTAAGCTACCTCTCAAGGATGCTAATGAGATGTTATTAGCAGGTAAGATTAGTGACTTCACTAGACAGTGGTGGGATGCTAAGTCTTATAGACCTGATGGCATCATAGCAGGTGAGGACACTTGGGATATATTAACAGAGGAGATTCGTGTTGAGTCTGTTCCTTATCCTTGGCTTGGTCTTAATGACCTAACTTATGGATTTAGAACTAGCGAGTTAGTGACTATTACCAGTGGTGCAGGTATGGGTAAATCTCAGATGGTTAGAGAACTGGAACATTACTTGCTCAATGCAACAGAAGATAACATAGGTATACTAGCACTAGAGGAAACTTCAAAAATTACTACGCTTGGAATTATGTCCGTTGAGGCTAACAAACCATTGCACCTTAACATGCAAGACATAGAAGATAGTGAACTTAAAGGTTACTGGGATAAGACACTAGGTAAGAAGCGTGTGTTTATGTATGACCACTTCGGTAGTACCAATGAGGATAACTTACTCTCCAAGGTACGCTACCTAGCCAAAGGTTTGGACTGTAAGTGGATTGTATTGGACCACCTGTCTATCGTAGTCAGTGACCAAGAGGTTATGGATGAGCGTAAAGCTATTGATAGTATCATGACTAAGTTAAGACAGCTCGTACAGGAAACAGGCATAGGCTTATTCCTTGTTTCTCATTTGCGTAGACCCATGGGTAAGGGTCATGAAGAAGGTGGCAAAATAAGCCTCTCAGAGCTTCGTGGGTCAGCAAGTATTGCACAGCTCTCTGATATGGTGATTGGTTTAGAGAGAAATCAACAAGCTGATGACCCTATTGTCCGTAACACAACTATACTTAGAGTCTTAAAGAACAGGTTTAGTGGACTCACTGGTCCTGCATGTGCCTTGCATTATGATAAAGAAACTGGTAGAATGAAGGAAACAGATGCAGTGGGAGAATTTTAATGAAACAAATTATACTAGACATAGAAGCTAATGGTCTTAGACCTGACACTATATGGTGTATAGTTGCAAAGGAGGTAGAGTATGGAACTACTAACACATTTATTGGCGAAGATATTTTTAGTTTTCCTGATTGGGTACGTCTTAATGGTATTACTCACATTTGTGGGCATAATATTATTGGATATGATTTACCCGTCTTGGAAAAAATTACGGGATTCAACTGGCAAAAAGCTGTTCAAGATACGCTAGTCATGTCCAGACTTGCCAACCCTAACAGGGAAGCAGGTCATTCATTAGAGTCATGGGGTAACAGGCTTGGCTTTAGCAAGGGCGACCACTCTGAATGGGGTGAGTTCTCTTGGGATATGGTTGAGTATTGTAAGCGTGACGTTGAGTTAACTGAGAAGGTATACGAAACATTGACCAAGGAACTGTCAGGTTTTAGAGAGGAGAGCATCAAGCTTGAGCATGATGTGGCTCGTATCATAACCAAGCAGATAGAGAATGGTTGGTTTATTAATGAGCGTGAAGCTAACATACTACTCGGTGAGCTGAGAGAGAAGCTACATAATGTAGAGGTTGATGTACGAAATACATTTAAGC